GGCGGACAAATGGTAAGTGCACAGAGTAAAGAGATAAACCAGATTTGCGGCCCATTAGTTGGCTGCATCGATGACTTGTGGCACAAATTGCTCAAGCCTGAGTTTAGATATTGCATGGGTGAAAATGATATGGAATTCATTGAAGGAGCTGATGAGATGCTGAGTAAAAGAGAAGTGGGTGCACGATACTACTGTTACAGTTTTGATATAACACAACAGGACACTGTTCGAGGAAGAGCGTTCGATTTGGCATTGTCGAGATTGTATGAGGAACTTGGCTTTCCCTCTGATATTTCAAGAATAATGCGTGACAATACTAAGAATTGGAAAGTGAAGACAATGGATGCAGCGACAATGACGGTGGACACGTACACATCTGGAGCAGCGAACACCACAAGTAGCAATTCCCAACATTCGGCTGCCGAGATTTTGACGGCTTATCAATTTGAAGGTATGCTAGCGTTTTTCTTTAAAGGCGATGATATAGGTGTTGTTGCTCAAGATTGTAAGCAAATTCATAAACGTAGTTACATCAAACAAGATGTCGGAGACGTTGGCACTTTCATTGGTTTCTTATACGATTCATACGGTATCTACCCAGATTATCCGAGATTAGCTGCGCGTTTGACTAGCAAGTTGGAGACAGACAACGCGAGGCATGAAGAGTTACGTTTGGGCGTTAAAGATCAACTCACAGGAGTTTATAAGAACCAAACACATTACCAACAAGGTATATATGCTAATTCAAGTCATTATAGTATAACTGTTGGAGAAGTTGAAGTACTTGCTGATTATTTGCACACTTATGCTAATCCCAAACGAACACTTAAGCCTGGAAATATGAAGCGGTTCAATAACTACACCGGCATGGAAGAGACAATAACCAGAAGGCAGAAGAAGAACTTGAAAAAGAAGGCTCATTATAGTGACAGCAACAACAAAACTGACAAATTTTCAATATCACGAAATAATAGAGGTGTCAGACGAACCGTCAATGAATTTGAATATAATAACAGCAGTACGATTTATTTCAAACACGGTAGGTATGACGGGTTTTAAGATGCAAATAAATATCGTAGCAGTTAATTGATTAATCATGGACGCGTTTGACGATAGTGTGACTGACCAACAGTCTTTGAAGAATGTCACAAATAAAGTTGACTCATTGGCTGTTTCAAATTTGACAGACGGACCTTTGACTGGACCAGCAAGTGGTCTTGAAAAGTTAGGGCCGCTGGTTTGGGAACGTAAAAGAGGCGTCAGCCAATTGGTTAACAATCAATCATCTTGTGCAGAATATAATATTAGGTATAATTATAATATACAGGGAGGCGAGACTACTAATCGGAAAAGTTTAAGAGATGTGCTCCTGTCAATAATACCTGAAGAAGTCTTTTACGGTTACGAGAGATATCAAGTTTGTAATTTCACTATGCAAGTGAGTTCCGTGTGTAATTGGCTTAAAGAAGGAGGTGCCTTAGTTTGGTCTTATGGCCATGATCCAACACGTACGACAGCAAAGAGCATGTTAACAAGACAATGTGACATGTACATGACCAGAATCACTGACTGCCAGAAGATCAACATTCCCGTCCGTAGTGATTGGTTTTATGTTTGTGATTCACGAGACCTCGATGCTAGGTTCACAGATCCCGGGATTTTGTATACCGCAATAAGGGGTGATGATGAGAACCTCATAGAGTACAAAGTACTTTTGACCCTTACTTGTGACGTGAAATTTTCGGTTCCTACACTTGTTTTCAAAGACATCAATTTGAGACCGGTGCTTGTTAAGTTGACTAAAGAACCGGTTGTCACTTTACACTCAGAGTACGAAGGCAGAATCGTATTCTACGTTAATATTAGTGACAAACCACCAGGTGCCTACGAACCATTCACCGTGACTTTCCTCCAAGGCGGTGCCATTTCTTTCACACTCGCTTTGGATGAGGGAGACTACGTCAAAAAGACCTTGCATTTTACTTTCTTAAGCGCAGAGGTGCTTAACACGTCGAGTCCCGGACCTTTCATGCTCGTTTATAATACGAAAAGTGGTGCGAAATTGCAGAAAGACACAAAACCTTCATGGTCTGGGTGGTCAGTCGACAATCGTTATGTTCTTTACCTTTGAATTGTTTTATTTTCTAGTTAAATATTGTTATTTTAAATAAATACCTATTCTGTTAATTGATCATGGCGACGAAAGCAGCAGGAATCGTGCAACCAAATGCCCGTGGTGATTTTATATCCCACAATGGCTTGGCGAAAATCGATCACACTGAACAGACAGGGCAACATATTTTCAGGATTAATATACCGCAGGAAGCGTCAGACGATCAGACACCAACTGGTAAGATTTTGTTCACATTTAATTTGCAACCGTATTACTTGGGTGAGGCGGCAAAAGCTTTTGCCGAAATGTATGAATATTATTCATTAGAGAACGTCGTTTTGCATGCTCAGTCTACAGCACCTTTTGGTGTCAGTAGTGGTGGCATACAAATTTGTCACATAACAGATCCAGATAATGCAGTTTTCTATACAGCAGGAACCAATTTAAAGTTGAATTTGGCGAAGGTGGTTAGACAACAAGATTCCGTCTTGCTTAGACCTCGTGAGTCTGTTGAACTTGCTGTCAAAACAAACGGAGAGCTGTTTACGAACTTTTCTTTAGGGAAGACGCAACGATTTAGTAGTTTTGGTTATATAGTGGCTGTTATGAGAGACACACCCGCGACTGGTGATTCCATTTCTTTTGCGTTTACTCTTAGTGGGATAATTAAAGGCTCAAGAACATGCATATCAAAGGCAGTTACAACACCCGCCCAATCAATGGACGAGATGAGTAGAATGTTAATGGCTGACAGAATTTTCGACAATGTTAATATACACGTAGCTATTACGTGTGACCCGGAGATGCAGAAGTTTATGATTTATAGTAAAAGTAGGGGTTTGACTGATTTTATTTTAAAACCGAGGGGTAATAGTTTTGACGGAGATTTAGATTTTTCACAGGGGTTGGCCATGGTTAATAGACACGTGGCAGAAATTATTTTCGGGATAGAGCCCGAGGATGGGCCAGAAGAAGTTAATAAAATTTTGAAGTTTACAACCAATATTGTTGGTTCAATTATTTTGAAATAACGGAGTTTTCGTTTATTGTTTAATAAAAGTTATAAGATTGAATTGAATTTACTTACCGAGTCGTTAATAAGTCAGTCCGATAACATTGACTGCTGTCGTTTATTAATTTCCAAGTATAATTAAGAATGTGAAGTATTTGTGTTCGTTTCTTTGGTGCGAATTAGAAGTTTGCAAGAGTTTTAGGCGCGTTCATTTCCTGAAGTTAATTATATGTTTTAAAATGAG